CCAACAATTCGCGTGCAGCGGTCACCGTCGAAGATGCACGTGGGTACTGCCAGCGCCTGGCGACGGCCGGCTACCTTCGCGTGGCGCGCAAGGCGGGCAAAATGAACCCCTACGCTCTCTATCAGCTCATCAGGAACACAGGCCCTCTGCCGCCCAAGCTGGCGCGCAAAACGGTGCTGCACGACCCGAACAATGACGAAGTCACACATGTCTATGGAGGGTTTTGCCAATGACTGATCTTGAGCAATTTCCCGCTGTTCTGCGTGCTCGCGAGGCTTGGGGGGGTGATATCCCAGACTGGGTTCTTGGTCTCGCTCGGGCGTGCGCCCAAAGCAGCCAGAACAAGGTCGCCAAGAAGCTCGGCTATTCAGCCTCATTGGTGAGCAACGTCATCGGCAACCGCTACACCGGAGACATGCAACGCGTGGAAGACATGTATCGCGGAGCTTTTGAGCGCGCTGAGGTGGCCTGCCCAGAGCTTGGCGACTTGCCGCTCAACGAATGCCACATGTGGCAAAAGCATGCCGAGCGTTTCCAGGGCACCAACGGCAGGAAGGTGCGCATGTACCGCGCTTGCCGCCGATGCAAGCGCTTCAAGAAAAGTGAGCCAAAACCGGAGGGCCAGAGCGATGACTGACCCATTCACACTCCCCGAACTCTTAGGCCACAGCCGCCGCGCGATCGCCAAGGTTGATGCGAGCGGCCAGCGTGGCGCTGAGAAAGTCACGCACACCGAGATCATCGCCATGTGCACGCTGCTGGTCAGCATCGGCGTGGCGACAGAACAGCAGCTTGTTGAAGGAGGAAAAGCATGACTGACTTCTCGTTTTTCTCAGGTGAGCATGGGGCCGCGATCTACGGCAAGATGGAGCGCCTCGCGGGCCAGCTCACCGAAGTCAACTCGCTGGCGCATGAGCTTGCCGATCTTGGCATCACCGTCCGGTTTACTGCGCTCCCGGAACGCAACGGCCTTCTTAAGACGGCCAGTCACGTGCGGGCAGAATGCTTCCCTTCAACACCGCCTTCAACACCGCCTTTAACACCCTCTTCAACGGAGCTTGAACAATGACTTCCACCCCCCTCAATTCCCGCTTTTTTCCTGACGTGATCGAGATCAAAGGCGTGCCGCACCGCTACAATGCCAAGGGCAACCTTGAGCCAGAAAGCGTGATCAAGCCCCAGCACCTGCTCGAAGACGAGACCGTGCGCAAAATCGTTGGCTACGCACAGGATCTGAGCGAGCAGATTGCGCGTTTCAAGGGCCACAGCTTTGAAGACATCGGCCTCTTTATGAGCTTGCTGCAAGGCGAGTATAGCGAGACCCGTGGTGGCCAGAAAGGCAACATGACTTTCATGAGCCACGACGGGCTTCTCAAGGTCACAGTGCAGGTGGCTGACAACGTCGTCTTCGGCCCAGAGCTGCACGTCGCCAAAGTCCTGATCGATGAGTGCATCATCGAATGGTCTGAGAACGCACGCGAAGAGCTGAAGGCCATCGTGCTTGACGCCTTTGACACCGACAAAGAAGGCAAGATCAGCCAGACCAAAATCTTCGGCCTGCTGCGCTTAGACATCGCCGATGAGCGCTGGAAGCGAGCCATGGAAGCCATCCGTGACGCGATGCGTGTGGTTGGCTCAAAGACTTACCTACGCGCCTATCGCCGCGAGGGTTTCGACGGCCCTTGGAAGGCGATCACCATTGATTTGGCGAAGGCGTGATCCGATGACCATTGATGAATTTCAGGACGAGATCAGAGCGTCCCTAACCGCTCAACTCGATGCTCTCGTGAAGGTAAATGACGACCACGAAAAGCGGATGGGTGAGATTGTTGACCGGGCTGAAGCTGCGAACCTCGACAGCGAGGTCGTTGCGAACGTGTGTATGGCCGAAGCCGCTCGCTTCAAGGCAATGGCTCAAAAACTAGAGGAAACGCACTATGGGTAACCAACCAAAACACCTAACCCTGTTGAGCGGTGGCAAAGGCAGCGCGCTGACCACCGCTTACTGTTGGGCCTCAGGCCTGATCGAGTTCTGTGAAGGCAGCGAGTTTCCCGATGGTACGATCCACATTGTGACCACCAACTATTCGCTCGACGAGTTGAAAGACGCCGTCGCCGCGAAAGCCCGCCACGGCTACAACGGCGAGCTTCTGGTGCCCGGAGTGCCTGAAGCTGGCCTCGGTAGCCTTGAGGCTGTCGACGCGCTCGCTGAGTGGAAACACTGGGCCTTCGGGCCAGCAGCATTCTTTGCCACAGGCGTGGAGGCGGTGTGATGGTTGCCTACAGCTACAAACCGAGTTTCGTTCCCAAAATCCAAGCTGGGACTAAGGTCAATACCATACGCCTTCCACGCAAGCGCCACGCCTATGAAGGCGAAATGCTACAGGCCTACTGTGGCATGCGCACAAAGAGTTGTTTCAAGATTATTGATGACTTGCCCTGCAAGTTCTCAGTTCCAATTCGTTTCGCTATCGAGCCTGAAAGCCTGTGGTCTATCGAACTCTTTGACGGGCGTATGATGCTCGCCCCAGAACACTACGACGCGTTCGCGGTTCGTGACGGGTTTGATGACATGAAACAAATGGCTCGCTGGTGGCGTTCGACGCATGAACTAACGACCTTCAGCGGTCAGCTCATCGGTTGGAAAGACCTCCCACAGGAGTGGTTGCAGTGACCGCCTTTCTCATCCGCCTTGTTCACGTCGGGTGCCGAGAGCTCGGCATCGATGCCGACACCCGCCACCTCCTGCAGCAAGAGCTGACAGGTAAAGAGAGCCTCAAAGACATGAGCGAGCCAGAGCTGAAGCTTGTAATCGACAACCTCAAAGACAAGGGCTTCACTGTCAAAAGCGGGCGCAAGCCGCAGTCTGAGAACGGCCAGATCAGGCTTTGCCACGTGATCTGGCGCAAGCTCAGTGAGGCGGGCCACACACGCCGCCCTGGGCGCGCGGGCCTCAACGCCTTCATCCGCAAGAGCTTTGCCAAAGCGTGGGGCGTTATCCCCGCCGATGTTGACCAACTCACCAATGCAACCGAGATCGACGACGTGGTGCAAGCTCTTGTGAGTTGGGGCAAGCGCGCCAAGATCGACTTTGACTGGGGACGGATCGGCAAATGAAGCGGCCTCGTCATAGGATAACTGATCACGCTCTGCTGCGCTATTTTGAGCGCGGGCATGGTGTGGACATCGAGCAGCTGCGCCGAGAGCTTGGGCGCGAGCTTGATCGGGCCTATGACAAACTCGCGCTTGGTGCTGACATGAGCCCGACCGCGATCCACCTGCAAGGCCTCTCGTTCATGGTCGACAAGTTCACCGTTCTCACCGTCAAGGTCGGCAGCTTCCCAAACACGGTTCGCTCTGATGACTGAGCCGCTTGATCCTCTCCGCCCCACGGCTCAAGCTGAGCCCTACGTCAGAGTGCTTGGGCGCGATGCGGCCATTCTGTTTTTTTTGGCTTTCGGCGGCACCGAAATCTACATCGCTCAGAACCCGAAATCCCGCAGCCGCGTTGTTGCGCTGCTCGGCCGTGACAAGGCTGAAGCATTGGCTGAAGCGGCCCACCTGTTGCCACGCCGTGTGCCACTGTGCAAACCATGGATCGCGGCTGTCGCGCGCGCTGTAGGCCTCCCCCCTGAAAATACCCCCTTGTCAGGAGCCGAGATTGCCCGCAGATTGCATGCAACCGACGTGACCGTGCGCAAGTGGCTTAGCAGGCGCCCAAAACCACCCCCCAAAACTGATCAGCTCAAGCTCTTCTGAACAAGCCCGCCCGCAAACCCTTGCGGGCGTTTTGCGTTAGGCAAAGCAGTCCATTCTGACACCATCGCTGGCGACCCTCGCCAGCTGAAGGTTTCAGGGGCCGACTATGAGAATGTCACAAGCAGGATTGATTGCGCTCGAAGCTGAAGAAGGCGTTGTGCTCAAAGCGTACCGCTGCCCAGCGGGCAAGTGGACGATCGGCGCGGGCCTCACAGCTGCGTCTGGTGTTGTGAAGCCTAAGGCCGGCATGGTGATCACCAAGGCCGAGGCCTCGCAGCTGCTTTCAAAGGCGCTCGCCAAAAACTACGAGCCTGCCGTCGCCCGACAGATGCCAACGGCAAAGAGCCACGAGTTCGACGCAGGCACCGGCTTTCACTTCAATACCGGTGCTATCAATCGCGCGAGCTGGGTTCCAAGTTGGCGAAAACGTGACTGGCGGGCAGTCGAGCCTGCCTTCAAAGCTTGGCGCAAGGGCGGTGGCCGCGTGCTGCCTGGTCTGGTTAAGCGCCGGGAGCGCGAGTTCGAAATGCTGCGCTTTGGGCGTTACCATCACAATAAGTCAGTCGGCCCAAAGCCGGACAGCGCCGGCCTTGCTCTGCAGATGACTAAGGGCGAGCTTTGGGAAGTCGCCACCAAACTGGGCGAACTCGGCTATGAGGTAGGCGTCTGGCCAAACCTCAAGCGCGCGGCTGTTGAGAGTTTCCAGAGAGATCACGCGCTCACCGTTGATGGCGTTATTGGCCGTGCAACACTCAGCGCCCTGCAACGACGCATCGATGCGCGGCGCAAGGCCGCCCAGACAGCGGTTGGCACATCTGCTGGCGCTGCGGCTGACACCGCACTCGCCACACTGCCAGACGCCGCACTTTACGGCATTCTTGGCCTTGGTGCGTTTGTCGCCCTTTACCTCGCTTTCACCTACCGCGACGTTGTTGCCGCCAAGCTGAACCGCACCACGCCACGCACTGCCAATTTCCTGAGGAGTTTCTGATATGAGTGCAGCCCTGATTGCCCTTGCGGGCCAGATAGGCGCGCCGGTCGTGCGTCAGATCCTGTCACGCAAATTTGGCAACGCCAATGGCGATCTCGCCGCCGACATCATCGAGCGCATCGCAAAGCGAGCTGGTGGAGTTACTCCCGAAGTTCTGGAAACGATGACACGCGATCAACCTCAAAAAGTTATGGACGCCATTCTAGACGTAGAGAGTGAGAGCTCTGAACTCATCGCTCTCTATACGCAAGGTCTGGAGGGGCAGTTCGCGCTCCTCCAGTCCGAGCAGAAAGACCCGCTCTGGTTTCGCGCTTGGCGTCCCTTTGGCATGGTCTTCATCATCTTCCTCTGGTTCTGGCAGATCGTCGCCCTGCACTTGTTAAACGCTGTGTTTAAGTGGGCTTTACCGCCTGCCGATTGGACGGCGTTGATCACCTTCACCTCGCTCTACATGAGCCTTTATATGGGCGGCCACACCGTTAAGGACGTGATGACCAAGTGGTCGATGCGCAAAGGTGGTGGTGAATGACTTTTGAAGCCGCTGACGCGTGGAAGTTCTTTCTACAAGTCCTTCCTATCGCAGCCATGATCTACACCTTTTTGGCTACACGGCAGAAGGACACGGATGCTCGCTTTAAGGCAGGCTCAGACCGCATGGACCGCCTGCAAGCCCGTCTCGATCGGCACGAGCAAACGATCAGCACAATGCCAAGCCGTGAGGATATCCATAAGCTCGAGCTCCACATGAGCACGATCAACGGCACGATGTCGCGCATGGAAGCTGTGATGGAAGGCAACCAGGCAATCATGTCCCGGCTCGAAATCATAGTCACCCGTCACGAAGACCACCTTTTGAGCGAGAAACGTTAATGAGCTACCAAGAAACCCTCAGTCAGAACGCCCGCATCGCCACCCTGCGCCTGTTGGAAGACGCGCCGAAATACACCTCCAACATCTCGATGATCTCCGAGTTGCTCAACGCTGTCGGCATTGCCTACACACGTGACCAGGTGCAAACCGAAGTTGACTGGCTCAAAGAGCAAGGCCTTGTGACGACCGCAGACATGAGCGGCTTTCTTGTCGTTACGGCCACTCAGCGCGGTGCTGAAGTCGCTCAAGGTGTTATCACTCATCACGGCGTGAAGCGCCCGAGACCGGGGGTTTGAGCGATGCCAACCCCTGCCAAGCTAGACCTCATTCCAACCGAGTTGCGCGTTTGGCTCGCTGAAGAGCTGAAGGCACGCGGCTTCGCCGAAATCGTGGACGTCACCGAGGCTCTCAACTTCCGGCTTGAAGAGGAAGGCATGGAGCTGACTGTCGGCAAGACGGCTGTCGGCAAGTTTAGCAAGTCGCTCAAGATGCAGCGCGAAGCTTTTGCCTTTGCCGAGGTGCTTTTGTCTGATCTTGATATTCAGGCCGAGGGCGAGCTCCACAAAGTGTTATTGCAGATGATCGCCACCAGTGCGGTGCAATACATGCGCACGGCTCAAGAGGCCGATGAGGATATCGACCCCAAAGATCTGATGAACCTCGGCCGCATGCTCAAGGATCTGATGCACAGCTCTGGCTTGCGCGAGAAGTTGCTTGATGACGAGCGTAAACGCGTGGCTGAAGAGGCTCGCCGTGAGGCCCTCACAGCCGTGTCCGAAAAGTTTGAGGAGGTTGCAGGTGAAAGCGGATTGAGCGCCGAAGCAATCGCCAAAATGCGCAACGAGTTTCTTGGCGATTGCTTC